GTATGGGGACTTTACTGGGGTGCCCGACTATCAGTCGGCGCTTAATCTTGTGATTGCGGCTGATGCCGCTTTTATGTCACTGGATGCCTCTGTTCGGGCTCGTTTTAATAATTCGGCTGCTGCTTTTATGAACTTTGTGGATTCTGCTTCGGCTGCCGATCTTCAGGCCCTTGGCCTTTTGCCCGCTTCCCCAGTGACTCCTTCAGGTACTGAAGTTTCTTCTGATGTTCCTACGAAGTAGTTTTTGTTTTTTGGCAATTTATTGCCGGTTTTGAACTTTGTTCTTCCTGCTCGTTAAGCTATGCTTAACGGGCAGGCGACAAGCGTAGCGCGTCAGTGATGCACCATTTTTCTACTTGATGTAATGGTGCTAGGTGACACCCTTTTTAACCTTAGGAGGCTTTCATGTATCGTAGTCCTGTTTCTAAATCGAAGTCTGTTCGTCAGTTTTCTCGTAACCGTTCTCGGTCGAAGGCTGTTAATACTCGGTCTGCGCCGCAGCGCGGTGGGTGGCGTTTGTGATGTGGCGTGCTTCTCGCCGCTTAACGCCTGGCAGTCACTTTCCGACCGGTCAGTTCATTTTTCTCAACAGAAGGCAGGCGATGCTAAAGCGTTGTCTCTTCCATGTGGCCGTTGTGTTGGGTGTCGCCTTGAGCGTAGTCGTCAGTGGGCTATTCGGTGTGTGCACGAATCTAAACTGCACGAACGTAGCTCTTTTTTAACTCTTACCTATTCTCCCGAAAATCTTCCCACAGGTGGATCTCTTGATTACTCGCATTTTCAGAAGTTTCTCAAACGTGTTCGCAAGTCTTGCGGCCCGGTTCGCTTCTATATGTGCGGCGAGTATGGAGATTCGCTTGATCGTCCGCATTTTCACTGTCTTTTGTTTGGTGAAGATTTTTCAGTGGACCGGAAGCCTTGGAAGCGTACGGGAGCCGGAGTTCTCTACCGTTCTCAGTTGCTTGAACGTCTTTGGCCTTACGGCCATTCGCTGATCGGTGAGGTTAATTTTGATACTGCTGCTTATGTTGCTCGGTACGTTATGAAGAAGATCACTGGTGATCTTGCGGAGGATCACTACAAGCGTGTCGATTCCGAGACGGGTGAAATTTTTATGCTTACTCCAGAGTTCACTAGGATGTCTTTGAAACCAGGCATTGGGGCCGGTTTTTTTCATAAGTTTGCTTCTGATATGTATCCGGCCGATTTCGTGATTTCTCGGGCTAAGAAAGTGAAGCCTCCTAGGTATTACGACGTTTTGCTTGAACGCATGTCTCCCGATCTTGCTGCTGACGTTAAGGAGAAGCGTGAGTTCGATGCAGCTGCTGTGAAGTTTCTTGATGGTGTTTTGGAAGTGGATGAGGTGATCATCCACGAAAGGTCAGACGAACGCCTTAAAGTTCGTCAACAATGCGCTGAGGCGCTTTTATCTACTAAGAAAAGGGATTCGATATGAAAATGGTTCTGGTCTCTGTGTTTGATTCCGTGGCTAAGATTTATGGCCGGCCTTTTGTTGTCCAGTCGGAGGGTTCCGCTGTTCGTGCGTTCAGCGATGAGGTTAATCGTAAGGATGGCACCGACGATTTGCATAAGCACCCTGCTGATTTTTCTCTTCTCAGTGTCGGGACTTTTGATGACTCTACCGGAGAGATCGTTGGTACTTCACCGGTGGTTCTCGTGAAGGGTTCGTTTGTTGCTATTCGGGGGACCGACAATGCAAACTAGTTTTCGTAATCAGTCGGTGGATAATTCGCGTTTTGCGATGATTCCCGACGCGCAAATTCCGCGCGCGACGTTTAAGAGGGATTCCTCTTACAAGACGGCTTTTGACGCTGGTTTTCTTATTCCCATATACGTCGAGGAAGCTCTGCCTGGTGATACCGTTTCGCTCGACGCTACTTGCTTCGGTAGGCTCGCCACACCGATTTTTCCGGTGATGGATAACGTTTATTTGGATACTTTCTTTTTCTTCGTTCCTAATCGGCTTCTTTGGTCGAATTGGAAAAAGTTTATGGGCGAACAGGCGAATCCCGGGGATTCGATCAGTTTTGTCATTCCGCAATTGAATTCTGGTACGGGTGGTTTTCTTGTAGGTTCGGTGTTTGATTATTTTGGTTTGCCTACGGTTGGTCAGGTCGCTGGTCTTAATACGGTTTCCGTTTCTGCTCTTCCGTTACGTGCCTACAATTTGATTTATAACGAGTGGTTTCGGGACGAAAATTTGAATATTTCGTTCACCGTTCCTCTTACTGATGGGCCGGACAACATTTCCACTTATGCTTTGTGTCGTAGGGGAAAGCGCAAGGATTATTTTACTTCTGCGTTGCCCTGGCCACAGAAAGGTAATACGGCTGTTACGTTGCCGCTTGGCACTTCGGCGCCGGTTTTGGGTCTTTTCACGGCTAGTGCTACCAATTCTGTATCTACTGCTGGTTCGAGTACCATTAACGGCGCTGCCGCAGGCACTGTTTCTATGTCGGGTGCTTTTGTTAATGCAGCATCTAAGGCGGCTGTTGGTACGATCGGTTCTACGGCCTTTAATACTACTAACTCTAATGTGTACGCCGATTTGTCTTCGGCTACTGCCGCGACGATCAACCAGTTGCGGCAATCTTTTGCTATTCAACGGTTGCTTGAACGTGATGCTCGCGGCGGTACTCGGTATACCGAGATTGTTCGGGCTCATTTCGGCGTTGTTTCGCCGGATGCACGTCTTCAGCGTCCCGAATATCTGGGCGGCGGTACTTCGCCGATTGTCGTTACACCTATGCAGCAGACTTCCGCTACCGGTGTGACTGGCGGATCGACGCCGTTGGGTCATTTAAGCGGTATGGGGTCTTTTGTTTCACGCAATGGTTTTACCTATAGCTGCGTGGAGCATGGTTTTATTATCGGTTTGGCTTCTGTTCGCGCCGATCTTAATTATCAACAGGGTCTTGACCGTATGTGGAGCCGCTCTACTAGATACGATTTTTATTTTCCGGCGTTCGCCAATTTGGGCGAACAGGCGATTTTGTCTAAGGAAATTTACTGCGATGGTTCGGCTAACGATAACGATGTGTTTGGTTATCAAGAGCGCTGGGCGGAATATCGTTACGGTAAATCTAAGATTACGGGGCTTATGCGCTCGACGTCTGCAGGGACTATTGATCCCTGGCATCTGGCTCAGCGTTTTACGACTCGGCCCGTTTTGAACGATACGTTTATTTACGAAACTCCGCCGTTGTCTCGCGTGTTGGCGGTTGGAGCTGGTGCTAATGGGCAGCAGATTTTGTTTGATGCTGTGTTTTCTCAGAATTGGACGCGGCCGATCCCTATGTTCTCTGTTCCTGGTCTTTCGGATCGTTTCTGATATGTGGCCGGCTATCATTGGCGGCATTGCCGCGCTTGCTGGTGCTGCTAATGCTAATTCCGCTTCGCGTTCGGCGGTTAAGCAGCAGCAGCAGTTTCAGTCATCGATGTCCAATACGTCCTATCAGAGGGCGGTTTCCGATATGTCGGCAGCCGGTTTGAATCCTATGCTGGCTTATCAACAAGGAGGTGCTTCTACGCCCAGTGGGGCGTCTTACACCCCTCAGAATGAGGGTGCCGCCGCTTTGCAAGGTGCTTCTTCGGCAGCTGCTGCTTCGAATATGGAGCAGCAGAACGAGCTGCTTAAGGCTCAGACGGAGAAGACGATTGCCGAGAAGGCGTTCGTCCAGGCTCAGACGTTAGGCTCGACCGCTTCGGCTGGTTACACTGTTACTCAGACCGAGAAGCTTAAGCAGGATATGCAGAAGTTCGAGGATGAACTTCGTTTGCTTAGGTCGCAGGCCGATACTGCTCATTACGGTGCTGGTATTAGGCTGGACGATGCTGAAATTTCTCGCGGTTCTTGGATGGAGCGTCTCAAGGGCGCCAAGGCTAAGGCTCAGCAAATGGTGTATGAGGCTGAGATGGCTGGTCTTGAGGTTCCTAGGTGGCTCAATGAGGCCGCGTTTGAGTCTTCCCCTATGGGTAAGGGTATTCGTTATGTCGAGCGCGGCGCTGGCGTTCTTGGTAGCGTTGTCGGTTCCGCTGGTGGTGTTCGCAGTATGTTACGGCCTGATTTTCGGCCTCGTTTACGTTCCTATGGAGATTGATATGGATATTCCCGTTTTTCGTACTGGTTTTAACTACGATCGTGATGCCGTTTCTCTTGATACTGGTCTCGTTGTTCCTCCTGAGACGGAGACTCAACAGCAGTTCAAGGATGAGGTTGACGTTAATACGATCGTCAAGCGTTTTTTGCAGACTGGCTCATTACCTGAGCCTGTTGCTGTTCCCCAGTATGGGGACTTTACTGGGG